GAAGTTTTAGGTGTTACAGTTACAACATTATGCTTACTGATATGTGTATGAATCTTTTTAAGTTTTCCGGGAGATAAATCTTCAGAGTTTTCAACATATACCAAAACAGGATCTAGACCATTTGTAATTTCTGGCTTTGATATATCAACCTCATCGTGAAATTTATCATTAAAATTTTTGATAATTTTATCTGGAATTTGAGGACTTGTTTCACCTAAGCGTTCGAGTTGATTACGTACGGATTTCAACATATCTTTGGCGTTCATTCTTTCGGCACGGGGTAAACTAAGTTCAATTGTGATAAACTTATGAACCTTAGAATATGTTATGCCAGCGATCCTGTGAGATTCTGAACGCTTTGCAAACGCAAAATAATTCGAAACTGTGTTCATAACGCCAACTGTCAAACTTATTATACCAATTATAACATTTGCACTTTGCGCACCATTAAATAAAGTCTGTGACGCAATTGAACTGGTACCTGCAACGGTAGACAATACAATAACTGGTAGTGCAATGTTTGTATCATATGCTGCATAACGTTTTTGTGAATGTGAATGCAACCAAGTGTAACATAGTGCTCTTTCACCTTCTTTTGACAAAAGTTCTTCTAATTGCGAATTCCAATGTATCTCACCTACTCCATCCATATCTTTAATCTATGCAGTGGATAATGGCGTGGGTGCTAGAAAATAACCCCATCAACCCACATGAATTGGCCATCTTCAGATATGTAAAAAATCAGTCTGGAAATACAGATTTGGCAAAGACTGTGATGAGGTTTATAAGTTTACGAGCTTATTTAGATTCTCACACATTCTCATCGTCTGGTGAATTACGAAAGAATATAGTAAGTCGTGGATTACCTTTATTCACTAAATTAGAGTCTGAACAGCTGTTTAAATTAGTTTCAAAAAAGGGAGGAGCAGAAGATGTAGAACTAGCTGATAATATAATTCGTCAGTGGGTTAATTTTATATACAGTTGGACGCCTGCATTTTTAACTGATATAGAAGACTCTGTTACTCCTTATGTATTTATTCTCAGAACTCTTGAATATGATGAAACATTTGGTCCATTGCTTGGTATTGCATTAGATTCTGTAACATCAATACTTCCTGTTATTGCCACAACTATTGAAAACTTGGCTCCCGAAATTATTGGTTTATTACCAATTCCAGAAGCAGGACCAGTTGGCGCTATTATTGGGTGGATGGTTGCTTCTCAATTTGTGTTTCTTGCAATGTTAATTCATATTTCTCGTCAACACTTTGGCCAGGCATTTTTGATCTCATTTTCTCTTGTTCCTTTTATTGGCTCTTCATTATACGCCGCAGCAATGTCTGGTGAAAAATTCTTAAAAAAGACGGCATCTAGAAGAGATAGATTGTTAGATACAACTAGAAGATTACTAGGAGATGTACCTGCGGACACGTTGAATATCCTGATTCCCGATCCACTTGCAGTTCCAATTGAATTTAAGAAACATGATATCCCTAGTTCAATTACTAGTACAATTGGTTCTCTTAAACAAAAAGCATCCGAGCTAGGATTACCAACGTCAATAGAAGAAGCTAAGGCTAAGGCTAGTGAACTTGGTATGCCGACATCCATAGAAGAAGCGAAGGCTAAGTTAACTCAGCTCGGTGCACCAATATCGTTGGTAACTCGCGGAGGAAAGCAACTTTCAAGAAAGAAACATAGAATAACAAAATGGAGGACGCAGAGAAGGTCAAAGATGTAATTCGTCAGTGGATTGTACTTGATGATGAAACTCGTACTCTTGCAGCACGTCAGAAAGAAATTCGTAATGAAAAAATGAAACTATCTGAAAGTATTCTTACATTTATGAGAGACAATGCAGTTGATAATTTTTCTCTTGAAGGAAATGGTCTAGGAACTCTTTCACGCACAATGCGTACTAGTCGCCCCCCTCTCAAACGTCAGATAATTCGTACCCAACTTTTACTTCAATTTGCAGATCAGCCTCAACGAGTTGCAGAAGCACTACGAGCCATTGAAGGAATTCCTGAAGGCGAAGATATGTCAGTGGGAGGAACTCAGAGGGAACTTCTTTCACGTAGAATTCCCAAAATTCGCACTACTATGAATTTGACTTAATTTCTCAAGTGCATCCTTTGCTGCATTTTGTTCTCCTTGCTTTTTAGTTATTCCTGTACCCACTCCTAGTTGGTTTCCTTTTGTGTCTATTGCTGCCATTGTATATGTGTTTCCCGATGATGATAGCATTGTATATCCAGGTGTGTAATGAAATTTTGTTTGACAGAATTTTTGAAATCTGTCTTTAAAATTTGTATCATTTCGCAAGATTCCTGGAATATCAATATGTGTTTCAATTATTGAGATCACAAATTGATAGACTGTTTGAAAGTTGTAATCGCAATCTATCCACAGTGCACCAATGAATGCTTCTAGAATATCTCCTAATTTTTTTGTATTTTGTCTTCCAAAACATGCATCTTCGTTATGTTTTGAAATTACATAGAATTCATTCAGTTTCATCTTAGATGTCAGAACACCAAGCATATTATTGCAGACAATCTCTTTTCGTAGATTGGTTAGAAATCCTTCTTGTTGTTTTGGGAATCGGATAGACAAGTAGGTTGCAACAATGGCACCCAGGATAGAATCTCCTAAATGTTCTAGACGTTCATATGATTCTGGAAATAAATCAAGACAATCATCTGGTCGTTTTACAAGTTGAGCCATTTCACCTGTAGGAGTTGTATATTCTGCTCTACGTACATATGAGGAATGTACCATGGAATTTTGAAATATTTCAACGTTTTTTACAGTATGTGCACAGGTGTACTTCTTCAGAATCGAATGGATATCCTTTTGGGTAAACATACGATTCCGGTGATTGAATGGATTATACGTAAGAATTTCCATATGATTTGTATGTATATATATCACTTGATAGAAAGTCCGTTTTGAAAGTAAAAAACATTGTATGTTTTAGAACGGAATGCTCCGCTCAATCTTGAAGGTGTTGCCTACAAGTCCCCGCTTTGCAGCCATGAGAACAAATCCAGCACAACCACCGCCATTATATTCTGCGGCTGGAGTGATGTCAAAGTACTCATTAATAAATTGAATAATTTTTTGCTGTGATAAAGAGACTGGTGCACACCATGTTCCTGGGCGCTTAATGTGAATAACTGAGTTATCCGCACTAATGTTCATCTTCTGAACTTCTGCATACTCCGGTTGTCTAACAATTTCAATAATTTGTGTTTCCACTTCCTTGCGAGTTGCGCGCAACTCCATGACTTGACGATTCAAGGCATGCAGTTGGTCATCAACAGTTCGGTAGCGCTGAATGACATCTCGAAGTTCTTCGTGTGCCATTTTGGTTGTTATGGTAATGTTTATCTTGAAAATGAAAAATCCATTTTTATTACATTTCCTCTAGCATATGTATTTCAATTTGGATATTCATTATCGCTTCTGTAAGCGGCCGAAAGCAGTTTAGATTTACATCTGGAAACTGTTTTGTAAGTCTTCCGAGACCACATTGAAGATGATTCAAAGACACGTAAAGTTCTTCTAGACGATCTAGTGTTTCTGATGGGAAGTCTGGTAGACATCCTCCGATATGGGCCATTTGATTTGCTTGGTTATCACGACAACCAAAACAGATCTTTTGCTTCTTATGAGGAGGTTCCATTGTTTAGTGTTTACTGAATGGTAATGAATAAAAATCCATTTTTATTATCAGTTTGTAATAAGGATGTTTGGAACAACAGAAGTAGAGCACTTATTAAAAACATATAATAAAGAGCACCCAAAGGAAACTCCTATTTCAAATACGGGTGATGCATGGAAAAATATACAAGATAGATTTCAATCAAAATGTCGTACTGGGAGAACAGAATGTATACTGGCACATATGCTTCATCGCCCGAAGGCGCCAGATTCATGGATGTCAAATCCTACCGAATGGTTATCATCTTTAGATGTAAAAAACGTTGAAAAATCATATGAATCTCTTTTTCCACACTACAAATTTCTTGGTTGTATTCCAATTGATTTTGACTTAAAATCTGAAACAGGTAAATGTTTAGTTGATGTTCTTTGCTCAACAAAGTTAAAGGATTTATATAAATCTGGAATAACACAGATTGGTATCGTTTTTAACACAGACGTCCATACTGGGCCTGGCCAACATTGGATTTCATTATTTTGCGACATTCGCCCCGAATTAGATGCACCGCGCATTACCTATTTTGACTCATATTCGGCTAAACCAGAAAAGCAAATACAAGTGCTTATGAAACGTTGGAGAGACGAATGGAGTACTTCAGGAATTCACAACAAACCGATGATTACATCATATAATACAACGCGCCATCAATTCAAAGACACAGAATGTGGGATGTACTCACTTTATTTTCACTACTGTTGCCTATTACAAATTCCCATGGATGAAAAAATTCCCGATGATGTCATGCAACAGTTTCGTCGTCTTCTTTTTAAGGCAGATAAATAAGAAGGAATGTCCGCAGAAACGCAGAAAGTTATGAATACTGTATCTCAAACATTCGGAACGAGTACAACAACATATGTAATTGCTATGGCAGGTATTGTTGTCTTTGTTATTCTTTTTATTTTTGTCATATATCCTGCTATGATGGGAAATTCGACAGTTACAGTTGCTCGTGCAAAAACAACATTTGGAACATATGAAAATGTAACTGCGCTGACACCTTTGGGATGTCCAACAAGTGATGACACTCGATTATGTGATTATTATATAGCATCATCTGCATACTCTGTATTTCCTAGTACATATACATATGACTTTGTATCGGATTCGGTTATTCCTTTAGTTGTAAAAGCAGGTGCGCGTTTGATAGAGCTAGACGTATATGCCGATTCAAATGACAAGCCAGTTGTTGGACTAAAAAATCAAGAACTTGGGTATGATTATGCTAAAAATTCTATATCGTTTGAATCTTGTTGCGTATCCTTGGGCAATTCTGCATTTAATAAATTAGATACTCCACTGTCAAGTGACCCTTTTATTTTAAGCATAGTGTTTCATACAGATAAGACACACGTAATGGATGCATGCGCCGAAATTTTGAAATCAACACTGCAACGATACATGCTGGGTCCAGAATATTCATTTCATCGAAAGAATCTTGCACAAGAACCTGTATGTAATGTAGCTGGTAAATTGATCATTGTATCTGGTGGAAATATTAAAGGATCAACATTTGAAGAATTAGTTAACTTATCATGGTCAACATCTAGTCTTCGTCGTTTGACATATATGCAAGCATCACAACCATATGATCACGAAGAATTAGTTAATTCTAATCGTCAGCACATTTGTATGGTAGTCCCCGATGCAGAGCCAGATCTAAAAAATAATAACCCTACAATTTTATTTGGGTATGGTTGTCAGTGGAACTTGATGAATTACGGGTCATTAGATGATATGATGGAACAGTATATAGGTGAATTTCAGCAAGGAAGTGTTATTCTAAAACCAGAATCATTAAGGTTCAAGCCTGTTGTTTCTAAGACACCTGTGCTACCCGACCCCTCTGTATCATTTCAACCAATGGCTCATAGTTCTCCAATTTACGATTCAAATCCTCGAACTGGCGACAAGTCTATCGTAATATAATTTTGTGCGGTATAATTCAAAACATGGCAAATAAGTGGATCATGCACATCAAGAAAACGATGAAGCAGATGAAG